ACCCACACACACTAAGGAGTTACTATGGGTAAGATAACGAAAACCAACCTTGACAGTGTAGTTAGCTTACTCTCTGACGGGCATAGTTTAGTTGAGGCTTGCAAGCGAACTGGAATAAGCCGTGCTGCCGTTTACAAGCGCATGGGGGCTGATAAGGAGTTGGAGAGTAGGATTTATGGTGCGAGGGCTGAAAGCGCTGAGAGGGCGTTAGATGAGCTTGATGAGCTGTACATGAACGCTTTGGAAAAGAAGAAGGATTATGACCCGAACATTTTACGGGACTATGGCAACCATGTTCGGTGGAAGGCTAAGGTAAGTATGCCTGAGAAGTACGGGGAGTCTAAGAACAGGGCGGGGGTTGAGGTTAGTGACGGCACGGTTCGCATTCTGTGGGAGAGTGATTGATGGAATGTCCTACTTGTAGTGGTGAATTAACTTGGTGTTCGGATGAGGGCTTTTATGATTTAGACGGGCGTAAATACATTGAGTCGTATTATAACTGCTACAAGTGCCTTACAAGCGTAACAGTTGCTGTGCCTGCTGATTTAGATTATTCCAATATTCCTCCCCAAGAGAAAGAATAAAGAATATGGATGTAAAGATACCGTATAAGCCTAGAGATTTACAGGCTGAGATGCATAAGAATTTGAAGCGTTGGAACGTGCTGGTTATGCACAGACGCTTTGGCAAGACGGTATGGGCAGTTAACCAGTTAATCAAGACAACCTTGACTTGCCCACTTCCTAGACCAAGGACTGCGTTTGTTGCTCCTACCTTTGCTCAGGCTAAAAGGATTGCGTGGGATTATGTAAAGTTTTATGCCGGAGTTATTCCGGGAGTTAAGTTTAATGAAACAGAATTACGGGCTGACTTTCCTAACGGCGGCAGGCTTATGCTGTTGTCTGCTGAAAACCCCGATGCCCTACGGGGAATTTATTTGGATGAGTGTGTCTTTGATGAGTTTGGCATGCAAAATCCAAGGGTATGGGGGGAGGTAGTCAGACCAGCCCTGTCGGATAGGGAAGGAGGCGCATGCTTCTTGGGTACTCCGGCAGGGCATAACCATTTCTTTGACTTACTTGAAACTGCTCGTTCTCAGATTGATGAGGGTGGCAAAGATTGGTACTTCAAGATTTGTAAAGCTAGTGAAACAGGGATTGTTAAGCCTGAAGAACTGGACGCTGCCAAGGCTCAGATGACGCCAGAGCAATACGAACAAGAATACGAATGTTCCTTTACGGCTGCTATTATTGGGGCGTATTACGGTAAGCTGTTGGCTGAGGCGGAAGAAAATGGTAGGATAACCAGAGTTCCATATGACCCTGCTTATCCAGTTCATACAGCTTGGGACTTGGGTGTAAATGATTCAACGGCTATTTGGTTTGCACAGATTTTTAGAGGAGGTGCAGTAAATGTTATCGATTACTATGAGAGTTCTGGCGTGGGTCTCAACCATTACGCAGATATACTCGCAAAGAAAGACTATACTTACGGCGACCATCTCGCTCCTCACGACATTGAAGTCCGCGAGCTTGGCTCGGGCAAAAGCCGTTTGGAAACGGCTCACTCGCTCGGCATCCGATTCCGAGTCATCCCAAAAATGAAAATAGCTGATGGGATTAACGCCGCAAGGATGTTGATTCCTAAATGCTACTTTGACAGGGATATGTGTGCTGACGGGTTGGACTTGCTGCGGCAGTACCGTCAAGAGTGGGATGACAAGCGTAAGTCTTTCCGTGACAATCCTAGACATGATTACACCAGCCATGCGGCTGATGCGTTCCGTTACCTAGCGGTGGGGCTAGAAAACAGGGCGGCTATGGTTAGACCCCCACAACAGGTGGCTCAGAATGATTACAACGTGTTTGGGGTTTGAAGAGAACCCCGTAATAATAAATCTGGCTGTTCACAGCTTACTTGCCAGAAGCCCCTACCATCGTCAGATGGATGAAAAAGATTTTGAGAGGTTGTTTATTCCGCCGCTAAGACTTGAGCAGTTCTTAATTGTTTGGCGTGACAACAAGCCTGTGTCTTTTGCTACATGGGCTTTTCCTGAGAAAAAGGATATAGAACATTATACGTTGATGAATATGTTTCCTAATGGCGGGTTTTATAGTGATGGTCCAAACCCGTGGATTATTGACTTCATTTGCGTTTCAGGCAAAGAAGATGTATTATTTACTTTCAGAGAATTGAAGCGGCATTTTATGTATATGGGCTATGACAGATGTTTTTGGCTTAGAACAGAGACAGGTCGCATTGGTAAGCATATGTTGAAAGGAGATTAACATGGGTGGTGGCAATGGTGGCGGCGGCGGCGGCGCAGACAAAAATAGAGGCATCGAAAAAGGCAGAACAAAGCAGGCAAAGGTAGGCGTTAGCAAGTCTGTTTCTGTTGATGTTGGTGAAGGCAATCTTAAAAAAACGGCAGCTAAAGCAGTTCCTGTGCCTAAGGCAAAGCCTGCAGAGCCTAAGCCTAAAGCAGTGCCTGTACCTAAAGCAAAGCCAGCAGAGCCTAAAGCTAAAGCCGCACCAACAAGTAAGGTTGCTTTTGGCACTGAGGTTATTGATACCGCAGCAGCGCAAGCACAATTATCGGCTAGGCAATCTGAGTTTGGCAAGACCGCATTTGGAAAAGTGCCGGGCTTGACTATGGTTATGGGTAATGTAAGTCTTGCTGCTCAGAAAAAAAACCTTGAGCAAGGCGGCACAGCAGTAGCCGTTCCTGGAACATCCTTCGCCCCTCAAGGTCAAGCATACACAGAAGCTCCTGGTATGAGGTCTAGCCGTGAATTAGCTGGGCAAAGATTTGCTGTGGGAACAACTGGGAAAGATGGTGGTGCGCCAGCTCCGAAGAAAGGTCCTGCTGGGAGTATAGGTCTGTATTCGGCAACAAAGCCGCCTAAAGGTTCTGGCTTAGGTTATGTTGGCGATGTTGCTGGCGTTACTAAGACCACAGAAATAATGGGCATCCCAGTAACAACCTTTACTGGCAAAACAGGATATAGCCCTACTGGTAAAAAGGAGGACACAACAGACATAGGTGGCAAAGGTGGCGAACCAAAACCAGCTCCAGCACCAGCACCAGAAACAGAGACTGAGGAGGAAGCTCCGACATCTATGGCAATGCTTCCTGGCGAAACTCCTTCTCAGTACCGCCGCCGTGTTCGTCGTTTTGGTGGCGGCACAATCGTTGAAGGCGGAGGAGTCCTATACAAGTAGGGTTAGTTATATGGCAATAAGTGACGAAGTATTAAACACCACAATAGAACACATTTATGTTTATGAATCTCAAGCTGGGACTCTGGAGGGTAAAGACCCTACAGGGGATACTAAGGGCGATTTTCACATGAAGGTTAATATTGCTAGCCTGTATGACAAATCATTCAAAGGAATGACACAAGAGCAGTATAATAATGCCGTAACTTATGAAAGAGAGCGCGAGCTTGTGCGCGAGCATGTTTTAACTGAAGCGGCAAGATTAGAGGCTGCTGGTGTTGATTTTAATGCTTTAGAAATGGGTGAATCAGTAGCCTACCTCAGTACAACTTACAATTATGGTAATCAGCCAAACACATTACAGTGTTATAAGAATCTGTCCTATGCTAGAAAGAATATGCCAAACAGAGTGGAAGAATTTAGGGTGCAAGCGAAAAACTCCCTAGATGTTACTCGTGATGAGGGCGAAGTAAGCATGGGTGTTATGCAAAGAAGCATGTCTCATCAAAGGACTTTTGACGGGAATTTAAACGTTAACGAAACTTACCAAGCAAAAAAAGATTATACAGCACAAGAAAAAGCTGATTTATATGCTGACATAACCAGCAGAAGTAAAAAATGCTACGCTTTTAATGACCAAGTCAAAAAATCAAATATACTACAGAACAACGAAGAAATTATTTACATAACAGAACCTACACAAGCAGCCGAGCTACCTACCGCTGGGTTTACTGAGCAGCCTAAAGAGGTTGTTGGAATTGACATGTTCCCAGCCCCAGAAGTCATTAGAGGAGATATGCAATGAGCTTTCTGACACCTAAAACTCCACCACCTCCTCCGCCACCTGAGTTACCACCTGAGCCAGATTTAGGTAAGGCTGCTGTTATGGCGGAAGAAGCCGAGCTTGAGAAAAAGAAGAAAAGAAAGGGCGCTGCATCTACAATCGTAGCTGGCGCATTAGGCGAAACAGTTGAGCCTACAGTCAAAAAACCTACATTAATGAGTTAAACCATGAAACCAGAAGACATCATAAAGCGTTTTGATTACGCAAAGTCACGCAGAGATAATTGGGACACTCACTACCAAGAGTTAGCCGATTACATGCTTCCTCGTAAAGCAGATATTGTGAAGAAGCGTTCTCGCGGTGAAAAGCGAATGGAGCTTATTTATGATGGTACTGCCTTGCAAGCTATTGACCTTATGGCAGCCTTTTTGCATGGCATGCTTACAAGTGGCAGCGCACCTTGGTTTCACCTTGACCTTAAAGACGAAGACATAAACCGTGATGATGATGTGCGCGAATGGTTACAAGACACCAGCATGCGTATGATGCGAGCGCTTAATCAATCTAATTTTGAGACTGAGGTGCATGAAGCCTATGTTGACCTAGTT